TGTCCAAAGCTCATGAGAATGAGAACTTTAAAGAGCTTATAAATCTGCTTATTGTCTTTCTCTTCCATAAGCTTTCTGATGTAATTCTCGAATCCGCCCTTCTCGCTCATTTCCATTTCAAGAAGTTCTGCTTTTGACAGATTGAAATAGCAATCATCTGTCTGTTTTTCGCCGTTATAATCGACATAAGTAATAGACTTCTTCAGCATCGTTTTGCTCCTTTCAAATAATAAAAAACCCCGGGCTTCAAGAGTTTCCGGGGTACGTTTCTAAATATAATTAGTTCTGCGGTGGTGTATATGAACCAGTGCTAAGAATCGAAATTACTTCATCTGGCAGAGGGAGTCTTGCTTCTGTAGAACCCTTACCATAAAGAATCTCTTCAAGAGCTGTAAGATATCCGGCCTTTGTCTGATCATCAAATTTTGTTGAGTCGACAATAAGACAGGACGTATTCTTGTAGTTAGTAACAGCAACCGGAGTTGTAGTCATCTCCCAGCTAAATGTAATAGCCTCCGGAGAATCATTTACTGTCTGATAACTTCTCTCCGACGGAGAAGCTGTGGCATTATAGATAAGATGAATCTTATAACCATATTCATCTCTATCTGTATCATTACCAAGAATCGTTCTGTAGCAAAGTCCGAATGGCTTTCTTGGCTGCTGGCCAATTCTAACCCCGTCAACAGGAGAAGCCGAACCATCGCATACTGCGAACTCATCAGGATATGTATAAGCTTCAACAGTAGCACCGAAAGTTTCAGCGGCTCTGAGTTCCAGATACTTCATATCATCCGCGTAAATATCGTTAGCATCAGCGCCGGAAGGAGTTTCTGTTACAGCTGTCAGACCATTCCATACAACTCCTGTAGAATAAGCATTATTAACGATAGGATAAAGTACTCCCATCTTAACACCAGTTTCATAAAGATGTTCACCACTTGCATCCCATTCAAGTTTCGAATTATTCCACTTCATGGATATTCCTCCTTATAAATAATAAAGTATAAAACTATAGTGCACTAAATTATCGGCAACATAAGTTCTCTCAAGAGAACAATACTTAGAAAACATTTCAAACATTCTATCAACCCAATCGAGCTCTGTAGTTTTATCAATAATAGTTACCGAATAAGCCGGCATGATTCTATAATTTAAATCATCCGCAAATCTCTGATTGATTCGATACATATCGTAAACGATCGCTGGGTATTTCATTCGTATTGTCTCCGGAGGCTGATAATAGACATGCGAAGAACCGATTACTTCACAAAGTTTATCGTGAAGTTCCTGCCGATTGTTCTCTAGCGGTATCCCCATTATATACACCCCCTAAATCTAAAAGTAGCCTAGGATGTTGCGGTTCAATTGACGTAACTTCCCAGGCCACTCCTTTTAACTTAGCATACCGAATACAGTGCATGTTATCGAGTAGATATGAGTCGGCTATAATGCTGATCTGCGAAACAACATTAACATCATCATTAACTTTTGTCCCATTCTGCCATCTTCTAGTGAATCTATTCAATTCACCGGAATATTTTTTCTCAACAACGACTTTTTCCCATATCCCAGGCCTCGTTTCTTCTGTCATTACATAGCCGATTTCACCAAAAAACTTAGCCATTTTGATTTCTCCTAATTACTCAGTTGTGAGCAGTACTGTCATGGCTGAGAACGGCTTGATCAGAGCACCAGAACATCTTGTTTCGATCAGATACTTGTACTGGTTGTAATCGATATCGAAATCATCGAACAGCGATACTGCTCCACCCTTATCTGCACCAACATTATAGTCATTCAGATTTACAATAACTGCCGCGAGTTCCTTGCTGTTAACTGTCTGACCTTCCATAACCTCAACCTCAATGATCTCGGAAACTCTAAGTGCTGTAGCAAGTTCGGTTACAGACTTATACAGCTTATGACCGATTCCGTCTTCGAGAAGCAGCATCTCTGTAAGCATATCAGCAGTCGTGAACATCTTCGGATTACCGGAACCCTTATAATACTTTCTATTTCTAACAACTTCATCAATAAATCTCTTAGCTGTAACAGGTGGGTCCTGATCCTTTGTAACATTAACTTTAATATTGAACAGATCAACGTCCTTAACGATCGGTCTGATGCGATCTTCCTTAATCTTATCGTCAGAGTCATTAGCTCTGCCGTCACCGATAAGAATAGCTCTTGCGATTTCCTCATCGAGCATCATTCTCATCTCGCCCTTGATCCATGCAACTACATCGAAATCTGTAATGTCTGTAATATCATCCTTATCGAGTTTCTGCTTTTTGTAGATTGTCTGAGGCTCAGTAACTCTCTTGAGCAGTGTGAATACTTCTTCCTTCTTCTGTCTGCCCTTAATATAACCCCTTGCACGAGCATCATCTTCAGTAATATTTGCATACTGAGATTTAATTCTGCTGAATGGTGTGTGATGAACACCGTTAAGAACCTTGTCTACCCAACCGGTTTCCCTTTTGATCCACTCAGGCGGATTATTGAGATTCTTATACTCTGGGAAGAGCATATCAAGATCTCTTACTCCATAATTCTGAAGTGCTGTATCCTGTGAAGGGCCAGTCATGCCGTCCGTCGGAATTGGGTTTGGAAGAACATGTGCAAGAACTCCATCTTCCATGTGTGCTTCAACAGTATCCTTAAGGGATGCTTTTCCTCTAACAGCGTCGTTGATAATAGTCTGCATGTCGTCGTGGCTCAGATAATTACCTCTTGTATCTGCATCAAATACATTGTGCTTCATTTTTTCTCCATCCTCCTCTTCGGATTCATCGTATTCTTCATCGTATTCTTCGTCGGCTTCAATTTCATCCAGGATTTCCTGTCTGGCAACATCCTGCATAAAGTCGACAACGAGCCTCTGCTCGTCACTCATTTCATTAAGAACATCTTCTACTGTTCTTTCATCATTCTGATCTCCAGCCATATTGTCATTTTCCTCCTCTGCTGAATGGTATATCTCAAAATCAACATTATTAGCACCAGGACTAATTTCTGCTTCAAACAAACCGTCTTCTGAATGTGCTACATAAGGAATGTCAATGTATGCTTCCGGATTAGCCCCGGCAAGAACAAGACTTACTTCTCTAATAGCACCATGAAATACATCTCCGGTAGCTTTGTTTTCCTGAAGATTATTGGCATAAATAGAAAGAGAGGTAACATCGCCGTTGCGAACCGCCTCTCTTGCATGCTGGCCTTCCTCAGTATTATTAAAAGTACCGTACATACGTACTCCCTCTGGCATACATTTCAGAAGAGCATGTCCAAGTACATTAAGAGGAGAATAATGGTCGTGTGACCAAACCAGTGGAACTACTTTTCCATCATTGTCCTCAAATGCGCCTCTCTGAATAGTTCTTCCATCAGCACATTTAATGCCAAATCTAGTAGCCCACCCGCTAAAATCGTAATCTTTTTTAGCCATTTTGATTTCTCCTTACGTGTATTGTTCCTCGAGTTCACTGATTGGCGTCTGCGTCGGATCTTCATACGATTCGACAGGCATTTCGGAACCCATAGGTTGTCCCATTTGCATTGCGAGCTGTTCAGGTGACTGATTAAGATTACTATTAATAAGCATGTCTGCCTTAGGGTCATTAGAAGGCTTGATTCCAATAACTTGCCTAAGTTCGTTAGACGACATAATCTCATTACGAGTAAACTTATCAGCGATGTCCGCAATATTATTAACTGGCACAAGTTTAAACGGATCTTTAAAGAACTCTATCGACTGTCCGGTCGTTCTAGCTTTCTTTGTTAGGAATTTACGCTTAAGCTCATCTGCAATCGCAGAAAGAATCGGCTCTATTGTCGAATTGTAATAATTCAGCATAGTCTTTTCGTCTGCTGTTCCCTTAAGAACCTCCTCGGTTAGACCCAACTGCCCATATAGTGTACTCGTCAAGTACTCAATTTGTTTCATAAGGTTGTTTTCAACAGGACGATTGAGCTGTGTTATCTTTTCTGTTGCATCTGTATACGCAATTCCATACTTAGATCCAGCTAACTGCATTTCGATGTCTTTACGACGTTTTTCAGCTTGATCCCTTCTAGTGTCACTTTTGACAACAAAAGGAAGCTGAATGATCAAATCTAATTTACCGGCACCACTCTGTTCATCGATAGCATCAAGAATGATGAGCTTTCTGATAAGTCTCTGAAGAACGGAATTCGGTTCATTCATAACCGCATAAAACGGATTTTCAATTATGCCAACATTACGTTTATGCATAATTATCTCTGTTTGTTTACCCGTATCTTCGTTATAAAACCTAAGTTTTACATGTTTTGGATACCAAGTAACTATCTTTGCAGTACGCATAGATTTGATATCAAATGATCCGGTCTCATTTGGTTTAATATCCGTTTCTATTGGCATTAAAGCCACTACACCTTCATCAAACATCGACAAAACGACATCTTGAATAAATGCTCTACCAGTTTGATCGATGTTTGCGTCAAGTGTTAATACATTATCGAGTCCGGAATCTATTTCCTCTAAAAAACGGTTGTTATCATCGAGCTTTACGTGCTTGATATCAACCGCCGCTACATCCATCGCAATTCTATTATAAATAGACGTTATGATGGACCTCTCATTACCTCGAGTTAGTCTTTTTCTATCCGGACGATTATAAGAAGCCTCGCCCATGTAATATGACGGAGTTTCCGTTGGAGCTCTGGTCAGAGCGCTCCAAGCATGCTGGAGACGATCCGTCAATCTATAATCTGACATTGACTACCTCCTAACTATGGCTTACATAAATATTTCCGCCGCCTTTAAGTTTCTTGCCTTTTGGTGTTGTGCGATAAAGACCATACTTTTTACGAAGACCAGCCGCTTTCTCTCTAATTGATTTCTTTTTCTTCGGTGTACTCTGTTTAGTTGTAACCGGTTTGCTGTTAGCAGGTCTTAACTCCCTCGTTTTTTCCTGATAAGTCCGGGCCTTACCACGATCCTGTTCTGCTAATACAGTTTTTACAGCCTCCGGATTATTAAACACGGCATTGTTTAAAGCGGGCGCTGCTTTATGCTGTTTCCACTTCATCCCCTTAACACCATAATGAACAAGAAAATCGTTAGAATGCACTAACTGATTCTCGAGGTAATATCTATAATCGTTCTTACTGTACATAGTTATCACCCTTTCTTTTTTACTTTATACTTAGTTCCAGATGTATGCTTAGTTACTGTATAACCGATCGGCATTGGAGCAACCGTAGTCAAAGCTGCTAAAGCAACTGATTCGCCAGGATTTGTCCATCTATTAACTGATTTTGACGATATCTCATAGCCACGTTTTTTAGCATCGGCAACAGTAGCCTTAGACTCTTTCTCATAATTTGTAATATTAGACATCTGTTTGCTCATTAGCGACTTTTTTCGGTCAGATTTCATGAGTGGGTTACTCTTAATATCATTATACTGAACTACGGATTTAGCTCTTTTTACATCTAGATTGTTAAGCCCACGCTGATAAGCTCTAGCTCCGGCTCTAGACGGTTGATCCATCTTAGAAATTTTCTTATCGAGTTTAGCATTCTTAGCCTGAAGCTGAGAAATCTTCATCTGATACTTGTCGTTCTTTGCGGAATTCTTAGCTACCTTTGCTTTATAGGTCTCATACTTCATAAGCTTCTTCATTTGGCTTTTGCTAAGATTTTTACCCTTAGCCAGTTTCTTCTGAGCTTTAGAAGCTTTACGCTGAAGTTTATCAGCTTTCAATTGATACTTGGCAGCTTTAGCAGCTCTCTTCTGAGCACCTACTGTATTCAGTTTATTTTGATAATTTGCAATCTTCTCATTGTTAGCATCTCTTTTAGACACCAAAGAAGCTCGCTGTTTGTCGTGTCGAACACCCCATTTCATACCAATTACGCCGTAATGCGCTAAATAATCATCGGAGACAAGAAGTCGGTGTTCAAGATAATATCTATAGTCGTTTTTACTATACATTCTCATCTCTCCTATTCAAATGCGTCTTTGTTTGCTTTATATGCAATATAGGCATCCATCATCGCTGCAACATTATCTATTTTCATATCATGTCTCTTTTTCAAAAGCTTTCGATTGCCATTAGTATCTTCAAGAGTTATACAATTACCCATCGCAAAAGTCATCAATTCCTCATCGAAGATCAGCATCCTCTCTGAAGCCAACGTTTTAAGTTCTCCAAGCGGAACGGACTCTGTTCTAGCTCCCTGCGGAACTTTTTCAATACCAAACGGACCGTTTTCTTGTTCCCACCTTTCAACAAACTCTTTAGCATTATACGGGTCAAAACCAAGGCAAAGAACATCATACTCCATATCGGTAATATGTTGATCCAAATCATCATACACCTGCATCATATCGAGTACGGTCCCCTCTAAAACAACAAGACTCTCTTCTCGTATAAACTCGTTATACTTAAGTCTCATAGCTAAAGGAAGTTTGTTTAGTGTCAACGTCGTAATGTAACTTCGTGTCTTGATTCCATAAGAACCGTTTGAAAGAGGAAAAAGAAAAGTGAATGCACAGAAATCATCACCTTGTGAAAGGTCGGCTCCAAGAGCACACGGCATCTTCCAATAAGAACGTTTTCTTTTATGTCTTAACGTTTCTTCATACGTAAAGAAATAAGTATACCCCTCCATCGGAATACCAAACCTCTTAGCAAGAATGTCATTTCTTGCTGCAGGCGCATTCTCAGCTCTTTCGACATCCAACTGATATGTTTCGTAACTGACAGTCTTTCCAAGATTTGGATTGGCTTTTATCCACATCTCAGGATCAGCAACCTCATTAATGTCATCAAGTCTATAATACCAAATAGAAACATGAGGGTTCTCATACTCTCCTTTTAGTATCTTCATTAATTCCATTTTGATTGTGTCGCCCGACCCATTACGAACTGTCCCCTCAGAACTTGTCGCAACTATTAAATAATCGTCGATCTTAGAAGCTCCCTGTTCAATAGCACCAATCGGATCTTCTCGAAGATCACCAGATAGCCACTCATCAACTGTGGCAACCTTGCATCGCAGTCCCTGAAGTTTGTTAATACTTAATGGACGAATCTCTAATAATGATCCGGTAAGAAAATTCTCAATACCTTTCTTCGTTGATGCAAGTTTTGTTCGATTCGCTTTGGATCCCGTAGTATTCTGTAAAGATCCCTCCGTTAAGAATTGAAATAACGGACCGCGAGCTCTTACAATAGAAGTTCTAATCGGTGATAATACTTCCTCAGAAAGTTTCATCGTCGGAGCTGTCGTAATTTGGTGTGTTGTTGATGTATCACAATTAAGAAAGTAACTCTGTAAACAAGAATCATACATCGACTTCGCAGCACCTCTCGCAATAATAAGAAACTGTTTGTTTATAAGTCTTTTCTTAACTATCTTTCGTTCGTAATGAACTCCAGAACCCTCTTCATCAGGAACCGGGACTTCTTTCTCTACGAAATACCACCAACCAAAAATCTGCTCAGCCCATAATTTGAAAGTTTCAAGCAGATGTAAATCTGTACCGTCTGTTAGTGTTAATTCGCTTTCGCAATACTTGATGAATCCATTAATCGCATCAGCATCATAATAAATTCCTGGATTTGCTATGAAAGAATCTATTCGATTCATTTCCATAGAAATCTCCTGATTGACATATACATCTCCTCTTATTACAGCTTCTCTAAACCTACCATAATAATAAGGAGTCGCTGTATTAGATAAAGACATACATACCTCCAAAAAAGTCCGGCGGCCAGCCTTACTGAATACCACCGGACAATTCAAACTATCTTCCTGACTGAATGTTTCTTATAGCATCACGAATCATCTGAGCTTCATACTCATTCTTCGCTTCGCCCATCATATCTTCAAGTCTGGAAATCATTCGATCTCTCGTACTATGCCCACTATACCCAGTGTCATAATAAGATGGTATCATTCCATGACTCATAAATCTACCGGTTATAGTACTTCTAGGCTGAGCATAACTGCTTTCACCATAACTTCTAGCATAATTACGCTGAGAATATTCACTTATACCTTGATCATCCATCCATTCCTCATACTCTTTCATCTTGAGCATAAGACAAACAGCATCACAAAGCACTTTAGTCTGACCAGGAGAGAAACTTCCTGCGTCAGTAATCTTCTTCATTTCTGCTTTAAGTTCTTTTTCAAGAATCTCTTCTACAGACTGAATCTCTTTAAGATTTTCTCTATGCATAGTTCCTCCTTTCTACCTAGTCACCGCGAGATCAGGTCTCGAAAATATAATATTTGCATTCTGCATCAGGATAGGCTGACTACTGGTATTTCTAATAGCAACAGTTTCACAGCAACCATTCCATACAGAAATGTTAACTGCCCTGCTAACATTGAAGTATTCTTCAACAGCAGCAGGGGTAACTATCATTTCAGTCGAAGGAACCGTAGTCCCATCGATAGATATAGCTACAGAAATTGCCTCAACTGTTCCACCTGTAGGCACCGCAATATTCGCTCCAAAATCAATAAGATACTGAGCATTCTTTCTCCGGCAACACCCGTTATAAGGTGTCCAACCACTCAGAAGAAAACTTCCAGTATCTTCTCTATGACGAACAAATCCGCGATTGCACGGCTCGACAGTGCTAAATACAGCAGTTTCGCCAGGGTTTATTGTCTGGACAATATTTGCCGAATATTCAGCCATACGATCACCTCCTTATGCGTTGCATCCGCAACCACCATAGAAGGTCTGTCCACAACAATTCGGATTCTGGACTACATATGCCGGGATAGGTGTAGGATTAAGGGACTGTCTAAGAGTTGCGGTCTGTGCTGCATTATCCGCAAGAACTCGTGCTGTCTGATCTGTCTGGGATTCTCTAAGTGCTGCAATATTAAGCTGCGTCTGGAGGTCTGATACTTTCTCCTTATAAGAGTCAAGTTCAAGCTGACACATCTTATCAAGAATCGCCTGAGTATTTGCAGTATTCGAAGCAATAACATCTCTAAGAGCATTAGAGACTGACTGACGATCAGCACATGCTTCGGTAGCAACAGTATATTTTAAGTCTGCAATACCTGCACGATTCTCACAACAACAATTCTGAAGACCCATAGCAAGAGCATTCATTGATGCTCCAAGTTCACCAAAACTGCCCATGATTGACTGCTGATCAAATCCTCTCTGAATATCGTTATTAACTGTGTTTACAGTTCCTGGGTTATTATTTCCCCAACCGTTTCCCATCCAACCGAACAGGAATAAGATAATAATCCAGAAAAGACCTCCATCACCAAACCAACCATTTCCAGTACCGTTTCCATACATAGGACTAACCGGCATAACCATTCCGTTTCCATTTTCACTTAGTGACATTTCGATATTTCCTTTCTTTAATCAATAGTAATCAAAGCAAGAAATAGTCACAAAGCAAGAAATAGTTTTACTTATACTTCATCTTGGCCAAAGAATTAGTAACTACTTAAGAAATTGCTGAAACATTTGAGCCATGGAGCTTAATTGATTGAACTGCTCCTGACTCATCTGACCAGTATCAAGGAGATTCTGTACACGTTGTTTAGGATCTCCTTGAAAGTTTTGTTTAAACTGATTAAACTGCTGAATAATGTTAAATGGAAACATTCCATTTTGATTATTTTGTCCGAACATGTTAAATAGAGGATTCATCACTTACTTCCTTTCTTAGTTTTGTTGGACAAGGTAAGGTTCGACATTTGAGTAGCAACTTCATCCGTTATAAATTCTCTGATCTTATCGTAGTCAATTTCCGGAATTTTCGGTTCTACAGGTTTTTCCTGTTCAACAGATTCCTTTCTTTCTACAAGATCATAAATAACTAGCGGCATCGGTTTTCCACTCATATCAGCAGATTTAACGTACAAGATTGGATCATTACTATCCATTAGCATGATCTTGTTTCCAGGAGCTACCGGATAAGCCTCCGCTCCTGCTTTCCCCTGAACCCATACAATGGATCCGTTGTTTTGTACTTGAACTGGACTCGCATAAGTCCAGCTTCCTGTATTAGCTTGCGCTGGATACACACTGTACGGATTTCCATAAATATTGCCACTATAATTTACTGCCATTTGACATTACTCCTTCCTCCAATAGAACAAAGGAATCATATCGCCTGTGTCACCAGTGTCATAGTAATTGCCGTCAACAACCGCTATAACATGTCCGTCGAGTGCTAATAGAAAACGACCTCTTGGATAATCTCTGCAGAAATCTCTTACTGTATAGCATTCCGGACATGTATCGGGAAGAGCCGTTCTTCTATAACCGTTGTTATAAAGATACTCTCCCCATACCTCGTTGAAAGCCGGCATCTTATGAAGTAAAAAGCCTTGGAGACAGACCATTAAATAAGTCCAGTTCCAAGACTGATCCATAAGCTTTGAAATTCCTCTAATCACACAATCACCGGTGTTCCAGCGATCAGGATTAGGATTATAATAGATAAACATTATTTCATGTTCTTCAGGATGTTCGTTCTATTAAACATTTTTAGAAATTGTACTAACAGAAACTCCTAATTTTTTAGCAACTTCAGATTGTGTATATCCGGCGTTTAATAAGGCTCTTGCCTGAGATATTTTCGTAGAAGTCATTGCAGTATTCTGTTTTCTAACTTCAGATTCGAAATAATCATCGAAACGTTTTTTATCAGCTTTTTCCTGAGTAGTCTTCTTATAAGAAGTATCACCTTTACTGATGTCACTGAGGCTCTTCTTTAAATAATCACTTCTTTCAGAAGGGGTGCGTTCTCTAAAAACTTCGCCTGGTTCTGGAGATACATCATAAAATGGATTATATTTTTTAAAAGCATCTGGATCTTTCGACGCTAAAGCCCCATCTTTTCTATACCCATATTTGGTGTTTATTTCATAGCCGTGTGATTTAAGTTCGTCGATACTTCCCTTTTTAATGTTACTACTATATGTTTTATTTTTAGGTTCTACAGAAACATCAAATGATACATCATTATTAGAATTATTCGCTTCAGCCTTAGTTTTATTATAATCCTTCTCAGCATCTGCTAATTTTCTAAGTTTTTCAATACTCTCAGCTTTACTTGTTGCTAATTTTGCTTCTGAAGGATTTAGTTTACTAGCAGCATTCATAAGATCCGAGATATTTTTAGCTTTTGTTATAAAATCTCTGTTCTCACTAGAAATACCACCTGGCTGATTAAAACTATTCTGTGCTTTTCCAATATATGGAAGTGTATTCTTTCTGCCAGTTTCATTTTCACCCATGAAAGCATTAGCAACACGAGCAACCTGATTATATGCATTAATACCACTCTCTGCTACATTAGCTGCTGTTTGTAATTTATTAGCAGTATTAATTACTTTCTGCATTTTAGATGGATTCTGATCAGATACCAATGCCCTAAGAGTATTTTCAGTCTGTATTCTGCTAATAGCCGTTTTCAACTGGGCTTCTGTTAAATTATTTCTATTCTCATAGATTAATTTTGCATCGCCAGAATTAACAACCTCAGCTGCTTTAAGTTTTCTTTCACGAGCAGTCTTCTCGTCGCTAATTTTCTGAGACTTTACCTCTTCCTGTTTTTGTTTACGAGACTTCTTAATTTCTGATAAAGGTGTGCCCTTATTCTTACTCTGAAGCTTAGAAATAGCAGATTTCAAGCCGTCAGATTTTGATGATTGCTTTGCATCGCCAATTTCTTTACCACCCTTACCAGATTTTCTAGGCACAAGTGAGTATGGCTGATAACGACGGACACCCCATTTCATCCCAAGAACACCATGATGATATAACTCATTCTGATGTTCCATTAATTCACTAATCAATACTCTTTCCATCTTTTATTTCCTCAGCCATAATATTCATTCTAAACTCGTCTTCAAACATTCGATCTTTATAAGCTTGAAGAACAGAACTATTTGCAGGTGGATCAAAGACATTCTTTACATCGAGATAGATCCACTCTTTAACCATTTCTATATCGTCGTATTCGAATTCATCCCACCCGGTTGATTCGTCTTCGATCTTGAACGGCGTTTCCGGGCCTACTCCAAGCTGGCATAATTTTGTAAATGCAGCATTGATCAGTATCTTTAAATCAAGATCGAAATGGGACTCGTCGTCTACTACTCCGCCAAGCATGTGACGGATTGTCTGTAAAATACTATTCTCGTCCATGCTTACCTCCAACTATTTTACTTCTCATAATTTCCAAGGGCATGTATCATTTGGTAAACGAACTATTGGAGTTTCCTCAAATAAAAGATTATCGTCACCAAAATGTATTGCGTCATGCGTACGCTTTATTGTAGTAATAAGGTATTCTGGATTTGCAAGATAGTCAGTACAAAATCTAATGTCGGAAGGTCTGATCGGATTCATATGATGAACTAGCACCTTTACACCTTTTGGAATCTCTCTTGTAAGGATTCCCAAATCACATCCGCTATCTCTAATAATTATGTAGTTACGAATATCTCGCCATTCTTTAGATTTGTAAAACTTCTGATTTAAATATCTATCGAAACCAAAAGTTTCTTCTCCAACTCGGTCACCAAGTTTAAGATAGTCATAGCGTTCAAAAAATGTCGGAAGCTTAATCAACTCCGAGTATGTACGGATCTCCATCTACTTCCTCCGCTATTCCCATATAAGTTCTCATTGCAGCTATAGCTCTATCGTACATTTCATCGGTACGCTTGCTAGCTTCGAGAACTTCCTTCTGTGCTTTTAACTTTTCAGTTTCGTTTTTTAGCTTTTCCATCTCGTATCGAGTCTTTGCAGAACCTGCTTTAATCAAAGCGGTGATCTCCATACCAGATGCAGTCCCATCTCGAAGCCTCTGCTCGGCTCGATCATAAGCCAACGCTATTAATTGAGCTTCGCGAGCTTCCATCGTAGTAGCCGGCCGAGATTTTTTTAACGGCTCGGCAGAAATAGTTCTTCTTCGAGCCATGATACGACCCCTTTCTACTAACTTAATATATGATTAATGTCTTTCTGGAAGACATGACCAGGTGTTAATAGGAGATACCAATGACTTTTTAACCCTTGAAAGGAGCAAACAGAATAAAGTTTTAGCCATGTCCTCCAGAAAACCATCTCAAAAATATAACCCCCGGAGAAAATATAACG